AAACTATGATGGCACCGCCAGAACTATGGCAGAAATATACTACCAATACAGATACCTTTATAATTCAACCGCCTAAAGCAACTGCTGAACAGCAACGAGATACACCAACTGACCTCGGAGATTTTTACGGATAATGGCCTCAAATTCAAACTTATATAAAAAAATAACACTACCTGCGGCACAGCAGGCAGATACACTTGGGTCAAAGAAATATAGAGGTTTTAGTACTGTAAACACTACTACTGAAAACTATAATTTGTACGATTACGAGTTAATAAAACAAGACTTGTTTAATCATTTCTATACAAGACAAGGCGAGCGATTAATGAATCCCACATTTGGGACCATCATCTGGGACTTATTGTTCGAGCCATTGACTCCACAAATTAAAGATTTGATTACTCAAAATGTCAATACAATTATTAATTATGATCCAAGATTACAAGCAGAAAATGTCGTAGTTACTAGTTATGAACAAGGCATTCAAATTGAATGTACATTAAAATACCTGCCCTACAACATCCAACAGAGCCTACAATTAAGATTCGATCAAGCTAACGGATTGTTAATGCAATAAACTGCGTACATTATCAATCCAAATAAATACTGTTATTAGGATACGATAATGAGTTCAACAGATAGACAAAATAACCTGTTAATCAGCGAAGACTGGAAGAAAGTTTACCAGAGTTTCCGTAATGCGGATTTTCAAAGCTATGACTTTGAAAACCTTCGTAGGACGATGATTACATATCTACGCACCAACTACCCCGAAGATTTCAACGATTATATTGAAAGTTCAGAGTACTTGGCGCTAGTTGACCTTATTGCTTTCCTGGGTCAAAGCATTGCATTTCGTGTTGATTTAAATGCACGTGAAAACTTTTTAGAACTTGCTGAACGTCGTGACAGCGTGTTAAGATTGGCAAGATTGATTAGTTATAATGCTAAACGTAACATTCCGGGACAGGGTTTACTTAAATTTTCCACCGTAAGAACAACTGAAACTGTAGTTGATAGCAATGGCCGCAACTTAGCAAATCAAGTTGTTACTTGGAACGATCCTGCAAATTCCAACTGGTATGATCAGTTTATTAAAATAATAAATGCGGCCATGCCGTCTACTCAGCAATTTGGAAATCCTTCAGCTAAAGATACTATCTACGGAATTCCTACAAGTCAGTATCGTTTCAATGGAGCTAATACTGACATTCCAGTTTACAGTTTTTCTCAATCAGTAGCTGGTCGAACAATGAATTTTGAAATTACCAGTACAACATTCTCCGGCGAAAATTTCATTTATGAAGAACCTCCTAAAGTTGGAAATCATCCAGCATGCGTTTACAGGGACGACGGCCGTGGCGCCGGCGCAGCTGGCACTGGATTCTTTTTTAACTTTACACAAGGTTTGCTAACAACTGGTTTGTTTACAATTACTCAACCTAGTACTAATGAAAGTGTAGATATTGCAACTACTAATATCAATAATAATGACGTTTGGTTGTATAGATTAGATGCCAACGGTGCAGAATCGGAATTATGGACTAAAGTTTCTGCACTAACTGGCAATAACATTATCTATAATAATCTTAATAAAAACATATCAAACATCTATACAGCAGTAACACGGGCCAACGATGCAATTAGTCTTGCCTTCAGTGACGGTACATTTGGAACATTGCCATTAGGAACTTTTAGAACTTATTACAGAACCAGCAACGGATTATCTTATACAATTAACCCAGCCGACATACGAAATGTTGCAATTGGAATTCCATACACAAGTAAAAAAGGACAACTTGAAACACTCACAGTAACATTGTCGTTAGCAACCAGTGTGTCTAATGCAAGTCCGTCGGAGTCAAATGCTAGTATCAAAGCAAATGCTCCTGCAAATTATTACACACAAAATAGAATGATTACAGCAGAAGACTATAACATTAGTCCGCTAACTGCAAGTCAAGAAGTTGCAAAAATTAAAAGTGTTAATAGAACTGCCAGCGGTATTAGTAGGTACTTTGATTTAAAAGACCCAACTGGAAAGTATAGCAGTACAAACTTGTATGCAGCAGACGGAGCATTGTATCAAGATTCTTACGTTGAAAAGATTAAATTTTCCTGGAATACAAAAGCAGATATCGAAGGTGTTATTAAAAATACTATCTTAGATATTTTAAAAAAATACGATTTGCGTAATTTTTACTATGCAAACAGTATTACGTTCTTATCAACTAGTTTGCCTATTGCATGGGTGCTTAATGCGCAAGCTGACAGTAATAGTTGTACTGGGTATATCGGTGATAAAACTTCGACAGCAATTCGTTACCCTGTAGGGTCAGGTTATACTGCTACAGATTTAAAATATTTTACACCTGGCGCATTGGTGCAATTTATACCACCTGCAGGCAGCACATATTTTGATACAAACAATGCAAATGCGCTTGGTAGTGGCAGCACTAATGTTCCTGGAGCAGCTGAATACTTGTGGGCGGAAGTTATCGGCGTATCTGGAAACGGTGTGGGTGTACCCGGTGTTAACGATGGCCCTATAACACTTAACAAAGTAATACCAAGCGGATCTCAAATACTCAAGTTAATTCCTAAACTTTCAGCGGCATTATCTCCTTCTGTTATTTCTGGAATGATTGATTTAATTTTTAGTAAAAAGCCCTTTGGACTGCGTTATGATACTGCGTCTCAGTTATGGCAAATAGTATTTGAGAGTAATTTAAATCAAACTGCTGCCTTTAGTTTATCTAATCAGGGCAACACAACGAATAAAAATCAAGATTCTAGCTGGATCCTGATGTTTACCACAGACAACGAATATTATACAGTTACTACAAGATTATTACGATACATTTTTGAAAGTGATAAAGAAGTAAGATTCTATTACGACAAGAACTCGGACATTTATGATTCGACAACAAGTTCGATTATTAAGGATCAAATTAACATATTAAGCGTTAATACAAAACCTCGACAAGCCTACACCGATGAGCAAGGTGATGAACAAATTACACCAGGAACACTTCCATTCACAACTGATTTGAAATGGGATATTACTGATAGTTTTAACGGCCTTGACGGATATATTGACAACAAGAAAATTGTTGTTAGTTTTGAAGATACTGATAACAACGGTGTGGTTGATAATCCACAGCAATTTTTAGATATAATAAACACCGACCCGCTAACATCGAGTTCTGGCTATGTAGTACAAGAACGATATGTAATTGCCATCGGCCAAGAAGATTATAGATATGTTGATAATACAGGAGGCTCAGTTGTTGAAGTACGAGATACAAAACCAACAACTGCCGGAGTTTCTGGGAAGTATTATTATTTTAAAGACACTAATAGTGTTGCCAAGTACGATCCAATTAACAGATTTGTTCCTTCTTTAGATTATAAAGTTTATGTAGGAAGAGATAAATTAAAATTCCAATATACACATAGTGCCGACTATGAGTCACGAATTGATCCTGGCGCAAGTAATATTATTGACGTGTATGTGTTGACTAAATCCTACGATACAAGATACAGACAATTTATTAATGGAGCTACTGCTATTGAGCCGTTGCCTCCTAGTTCTGCAGAATTATATAATTTAATTGGAGCAGACCTTAATTTAATTAAATCTATTAGTGATGAAATTGTTTATCACCCGGTGCAATATAAACCACTATTTGGATCTATTGCTACTGCTGATTTACAAGCTAGTTTTAAGGTAACTAAGAATTCTAGTAGCGTTATTAGTGACAACGATATTAAGTCAAGAATAATTACAGCAATTAATCAATTCTTTACATTAGACAATTGGAACTTTGGCGACACATTTTATTTTACAGAACTGTCTACGTATATTATGAATCAATTAACGCCTGATATTACAAACTTCATCATAGTACCAAGGCAAGACGGATCGTATTTTGGAAGTTTATTTGAAATCAAATGTCCAAGTAATCAAATTTTTATTAATGGAGCAACAGTGGCTGACATTGAAATTATTAACGGTATAACCTCGAGCAACATTAAGTCTGTTACAGGCAACGCACTATCTGAAGTGTACACACAAAACGTAACCAGTTCAAACTACGGAGTAAACAATGGCTGATAAGATTAATCCAAGCGGAAACAAAGGCCTTGGGATTAATTTCCTACCTAACTTTTTTAAGACAGATGCCAACAAGCGTTTTATACAAGCAACTGTAGACCAGTTGATGCAACCTGGAACTGTTAAAAAAGTTAATGGTTTTGTTGGCAGG